ATCGAATTTTGTACACAGTTTATTTAGGTCTTGCTCAAAAATATATGATAATGATTGTTGGCGTTTTAACCAACCGGCATAGACCTTCTCAGAGTCATCATTAAATAAATCTCCGACCCACTTAAGATCACCATCAACAAAGTTGGCAACCAAGTACTGTAAAGGATCTTTATGTTTGGAGAGTTTGTAGTACTGGTACTTGTCCTTGCGAGTCTCGAATGAAGATTGAGATGCGTTGACTTTGCCGTTGTACTTGATGTAGTCGTATGATGTGGTGAAATGGCTTTTGACTGCCATGAAAGTCTTGTAGCTTTCAAACGGCGTCATATTGGCAAGCTTGCCCGCTTGGGAAGGAAGTTAAGATCCTCACATTCAGATTGAAGCTTCGACTTGATCCGTATGTTATTACGAATAATCATAGCCGCTGCTTCAATCTCAACGTTATTTGTCTCACAATAATGGACGACGGCATCTAAATAATCTATATTTCCTCTAGTAACAAGAAATTCAATGTCCTTAATAAACTTCTCAGTTGTCAAGGCTTTCTCAAAGATAACGTCGTCCACCATAATTCATCCTCTATAAAAAATATGTGCACCGATCTTGGTGGTGCGAGCAAATACTCTGCCCCATGAAGGGCTTACATAATCTGCATGATAAAATTTTGCACCCTTTGTTACGTCACCGTAATTTCCTAGGTACACATGTTCGGCGATTTCTTTTGACTTCCGATAGGCAGCCATATCACCGATTCGCTTTCCTCCCTCACACTTCCATGAAAATTGGCATACGCGCGCAGTTCTCTGATTGATAACTCCACATGGTGTGCTGGGGAATCTTTTATCTTTCGCACGGTTTAACACAACATTGTTAACCGCAATCCTACCTTTGTAGGGTTCATGGCCTGCTTCAAAGTATGTATTCTCGGCCATGCATTGGATTTGTTTTTTATCGTGTGCGCTCAGATAAACTGGCTCTTTTACGATAACTTCTTTTTCGATTACCTTGACTTCAGGTACCTTAACAATCTTGACTTCTGGCTCCTTAGTTGGCATTGCAACTGCTGCACCAGCAGCAAGAACAAGACCAAGGCAGAATCCTTCAGCCCAGCGAAGGTACGGGAAATCTTTTCTATTTTCGAAAAGTTTCATTTAATCCTCTTTTTGTCAAATGACTTTGACAATGAAGACGAAACTACCGGGGTGTCTCAACCCCTTATCGTCATCAATGCTATTAGAAGATACAAAATGAAATAACGAAGGAGTATCTTCCATCCATTTCCCTCTTACTGGAAATGCAAAATCATTAGTTGTTTTCGTCGGTGGCATCCGGATGATGCCGCTTTCTAGCCATCTAAGACTTGAAGTTTTGTAAGAGTCAATGGAGGATTTCAACCTCCGCATGTAATATTTATACCAGTTGCCATATCAACCCGTAGCACCGGCAGTGCAACTGGTAGCAAATTGGCCCGTTCTGTTCCAAGGTGGAGCCATACCCGTGTAGATCATGCCGCTAGGCGGATATCTGCAAAGCTATCGTTATCGTTAGCATTTATGTTTAATGGCACTTTGCCAAGCAATCAGTCTCAAACCGCCCTATTACACGAAAATCGAATTCCAAGGTCACCCCCATCATAGACACTCTGGCTAGAGAGTACCTGCGATTCCAAACTCTGCCTATTCTATTGCCCGGATTTCAGCAATAGTAATCGAAACTTTTATTAGCCGGTGTGTATTCGGCCCAGAGTGTCTATGGTGGAGGTGCGGGGAGTCGAACCCCGGTCTTTCCGCCTTTATCGTTGATTGTCAACAACTGATATACTATATATACAATGTTTTACTTTAATTGTACACAACTATTTTGCTTTAATTAGCCATTTGGCTCTATTAATTATCCATTCATCTCTAGGAAGATGCATGCCAGTAGATCCATCCCAATCAGCAAAGACATCATCATAGAAACCAATGGTCTTTTCTTGTTCTTGCAGGACAACAAGCTCGTCAGCCCACTGTTGCCACTTGCCATCTGTTATAACAGATTCATCCATAACATAATAAAGGTATGAATGAATCATCATCTGTGACCGTCTTTGGCGGATTTTCTCTACCAAAGACGGCACATAGATAAGACTCTCATCAAAGAATGATTCAAGACTAGCTGACACATTAGCACCAAGATTGTTTTGCTTCACCAAAATATTCACGAGCAAAACCATTCTTGATGAGCAAATCGCGAAGGCTCATACCATCAAAAAGGATATCACCAAGAACACGGCCACCAAACTTGTCCCAATCATACAGCACAACCTGGTGTTTCTTTGTAGCAACAATCAGATCTTTTACAAAGACAGAAGCTTGCTCGCCGCGGGCCTTCTCGCTGGCACACTTAGCACGGAAACTTTTCTCTGGAGTATCAACACCAAAGATACGAACACCAAGCTCAGGCTTTAGCGGTGCTGGAAGATATGGTGCAGAAACAACAATTGTGTCACCGTCAACGGCGCGGACAATAGTAGTATCATAGGTAACACCAACCGGTGTCTTCTGAGCAACAGCTGGAGTGGCTAGCATTACAAGTGATAGTGCAATAAACTTCTTCATATGTTTTCCTTAATTACAGGTAGTTTGCCAGTAGATGTATCGTTCACCACGATGCCATTCTACAATTTGTTCGCGAACGCAATAACGTCTATCATAACGATAATCTGGTGGGTAGTAACGGTTATCGTATTCTTGTTCTCTGCGTTCTCTACGATCAGAGGAAAGAGCACCAACAACAACACCGCCGATGATAGCACCACAAAGCCAACCACAACCGCTTTTACGGCGTTCCTGTTGACTGTGATCTCTGTCTCGTTTGCGGTGTTCGGCAAAAGCCGGAGTGGTAATCAACATGCTAGCAACAAGAGCAGAGGCAATAAACTTTTTCATATTAGAACCTTTCATCAATATCAGCAAACATGACTCGCTTGCGCGGATCACCTGATGTGATGCAGCGAGTTAATATAAGAGCTTCTTTGTAACTCTTTGTATGAAATCTTACCGGAAAGATGATTTCATCATCCTCGGTTTCTAAAGACATTCCTACAAAGTAAGTACCATTTTCTTCTACCATAAACTTATTTATTACCGGCAGATTCTTTCTTTTTCTCTTTATTCCATTTAAAGTGATTCCGAGCATATACAATTGCAAGAGCGATGCTCATCGGAATCAGGCCCCATGTTTGACTAGCAATAATCCATGTCACCCATAGGACCTGATTAGCAAGGCCGACCGCCCATGCACGTGGATGATTGTTACCTGCCAGCAACGTCATCCAAATGGTAAGACATGACATTAGCCATGGCAGGTAAGTTACAATCATGCTGCGTCAGCAAACTCAACTGCAGTTTCTAATGCGCGAGTCTTGAGACCCTTGTTGTAGCCGTACCAGGCTGACTGGAGGCGCGTATCAGCGCTGCGGCCGATGACGTGGTCAGTCATGAAGGTGACGGCATTGAATGCCTGCCACCAAGAACCTTCGGCATACTCTGCACCAGGCTGTTGGTCTATGATGTTGAGAGCGATCTCAGCGTTCTTGCTGATTTCCTTCTTGGCACCAGACACTGGGAAGACACGCTTGAAGTAATCAACGATGTTCTCGTCATTGAAACGCTTCGAACCGAGGTAAGCAGCCATTTCCTTGTAGGACTGGAGCTTTTCCTTAGCGATGCCGAGTGTTTCCTTGACAGCGTCACCATTGAATTCGTTACGGTGCGAAACCTTAACAACTTGGCTAGAGTTTTGCGAGAGTGACAGAGTCAGAGTGTTGTTGCACACAACGCGGATCGGAGTGAACCGCACGTCGATTGACGAACCGTACTTGTGTGGGTTGGTGAAGAGCATGTAAGAATCAACCTGATCACCTTTGAACAAGTCAAACGATTCCTTAATCTTAGCCAATGCCCATACAATCTGGCCGTCACGAAGCGAACCAGCAGTGTGCATTTCCATTTCACCAGCTGCAATGAAGTCGTTGAAGAACTCAAAAGCATCAGAGTTCTGATTAGGTACCCAGTCATTCGTGATGACATCAAGTACGCTATTATCACGGTCACGGACCAGAGCCGAGCGACCGATGTCAACCTGCTTGCCGTCAATCGTAGCAAATGCAGGAACTGGAGTAACCTTCCAGTCAAGGTTTGCAGCCTTGAGCATCTGGTCAGGAGTCAGGTCATTCGATACCTTCGTGCCAAGACCGTGCCAAGGAAGGTCACCTGCCCAAGCCATCGAAGCCTGACCGTCAATCATTTCAATCATATGTGCCATAATATAAATTCCTTCAGTTTCAAATTAGATTAGATAGACAAAGCTGTACGTTGATACTTGATTTCGCGCATAAACTGATTAGTAGTTGCTTCGCTGAAATCAAAACCGTTGCATTCCATTTCGTCTTGAATGCGGAGTGCATCATCAAGGTTGATTTCAAGGATCTTAGCAATCTCACGTGTGTAAATGTTCATAACAATCTCCTTAGCTTATTATTCATACTACCAAAGTTTTGATAATTTGTACACAGTTATTTTCAAAATTATGCATTATTTTCGCTATTTAAAATCAGCGGCAAACTACCATACAGAAACAAACCGAGACCGGCAAATCCTTGAATAGCAAGTTGTAACAATCCAGCATCATCAGGAATAGTAGCTACTGCAATCAGGCCGACAAACATCATAACATAGTTCATATTATATCTCCAACATACGTTCATAAGCATTACGGGCGGCTTGCTCATCAAGCCATTCTTCGTAACCTTCCCAGAAGGTCTCATCAAGTTCAAAAATTTCCATGACAATCTCCATTCGTTATTATTCACAGTACGATGTTTTCGAAATAATGTACACAGTTATTTTCAAAATTACGCAATTATTTTTTCATCCGAGGAGGTGGACGTTTTTCTACATGCGCAAAACTGACGTCAAAAAAGAAGTCAATGTTCTTGAGACAGTATGCACGGAGCTCTTCAGGATCACATCCAGTCTTTAGGATATAGTTCGTGTGAGCTTCTTCATGCACACTCTGTGGGAAGTACCAGTCAATCATTTACCTACTCCCAATTAAAACTTAATAGCTGTTTTAAAGTCCATATCGATACGCCGTGTTGCTTTGAACCGGTTCCGGATGGCATCAGCTTTGGCTGACTTGAGGCTGCGATACGTATCCCATACAGATCCGTCATCTTTTGCCATAACCCAGGTTGTACTGCGGGAGTAACGTAGTTTGTATCTAAAGATATTCATTATATAATCCTATTCACAATTGGTATATACCATTATATACAGTTTTGGATTAATGTACACAACTATTTTGCGTTAGTAGCAATCCAGTAGTCACGAAACTCTTCAAACAGATAGAAGGATTCGGCTGCTTCGATAAGCATATCACCGTTACCGATGCTACGATCACCGTGGCAATTTTCCATAATGAATTCCATATACTTTTCGTACATGTCATCGTGGGTTTCAAAGAGTTCGTCAAATTGTTCGTTAGTCATAATATAATTCCTAGTTTTTATTAGAGGTAGTTTTCGGTTTTGAATTGGTCGAGGATTTCGGGTGTGGTGAATGTGATAGTGATTTCGGGATTTCCGGATGGGGTATTGGTGTTATAGAGGATGTTAGTGATGTGTGGATAGTATGGTGTGAGGGTTTCGAAGATGTTGTGGTTATAATCGAAATCGAATGTGATAGTGTTAGTCAATGTTTTTCTCCTTATCTTACTATACCAACCTACTATCTTTTCGAAATAATGTACATAAAAAAAGTGAAAAAAAATGCGACCGAAGCCGCATTTTCTTATTGGTTATGATAGGCTCGACAGAGAGCCGCTGCTTTCTCAAGGTACTCTCGAGGCTTGACGATGAAGACCTGAGGAAACTCTTCTTCCTCAACAGCAATGATGATGACACATTGTTTGGCCATCATACCAGTCATCTCCCATAGCATGTACGAATAGAGTACGGTCTGCAAGAAGTAGGATTCAATCCAGTCCTTCATCTTGTTCTTTGTCGATGTCTTGTAGTCGATGATGGATAGCTTACCATCATACAACGCAATCAAGTCACATGAACCGGCAATCTTTAGTTCGTCTGATGCCAGCGTCAACTCACATCCTACGATATCATCAACATGTTCATCTAGAACCTTCTTGATCTGATTGAACATCATCGTATTGAATGGCATACTAACATCCACATCCTCACCACGAACAT